TTTCTTAACTCGGCAAGATTACTCGAGCCGGGTGTCAGAGAAGTGGTGACCTGAACCCAATCATACTGAACATTGCCATCATCATCAATAAACGATGTGGTATATTTGGTATCACGGATTTCTTTTGTATAAGAGCCATCAGTTTTCTTGACTGGACTCTTAGCCTTGAAGGTAATTTGCGGTCGAAGACGAAAGTCTGTCACTGAAGTATCCACAACGTGGAGACCACCAGGAACCTCTAAATTATCTGGGACAAAGGATTGAGCTGTACCGCCTGTTATGGCGATAGTTGGGCCCACGACTAATGCAATTGTAGACAATGGCATAATTTATACACCTATTTGGTTCTTACAAATTTTAACATTTTCCCCACTAAGGCCATACTAGGGCCTAAGGCCAGGCTTAGTGAGTCGAGCAGTCTCAAGCAATTCGAGATACCGCTCCCCATCTCCAATCGGAGTTCGATTTGTGGATTCAATTCTCTGTTGAGTTGTTCTAAGGTGGTTGTAACTTTGCCACCCCCAACATACCGAATCTGCGATCCTTGGTAGAAGCACAATGTACCAGTGTCTTCATACGTATCCACGCACGAAGTCTTAGTGCAAAGCTGGACCGAGTGGATGTATCTGTTTGCATACGGTATTATTGTACGCATCCAGGAACTTACACCCACGAACCACTCCAGTACAAACGAGAGTCTTGTCAATTCGACGGCAATAAACGGGAGATTCGAGGCACGTAGCCCCGTTTGATCCCACACCGACGTTTTGTAATCAGGAGCACCAGTAATAATAACTGTTGCCTGACTAGTTCGGACTCTCGTTCTCCTTATGGCGACAGCAAAATCGCCAATCGGGATGTCTATACTCGTTACTTCCGTAGTCACAATAGGTTCATGACTGCCCTTTGTAACCAGGAACCCGTCCCAGACCATCTTTTCAACAAGTGCCATGACGTCAACTATAGTGTAAACTACGGGCATGATGCCGTAGCGATACTCTAGCCACGTGTCCGACAGCGCTTGAGCAGAAGTTAAGAAACGGTTGTGGCGCCGCTTCTTTACACTTACGTGTAAAAGAAGTTTAAACCACTCGTGTAGACTCTGCAGAGGATGACGAAGCATGCGCAGTGTTTCTCCTAATTCGCCTAGGTTCTCCCCAGCTCCAACCTTTTGTGGATCCTGTTTTGACAAAGCTGTTTGATACGCTCTGTTGACAGGTAACACAATGTTTGGTAGCGTGTTG